CTCGGGCCTCGGGTAACGCGCTGGGTCGCAAGACTGATGACATCATCATCGACGCGATGACCAACACCAGCAACGTGACTGATCCTAACACGCTGGATGGCAATGCTGGCGGTGCATTGACGCTGAAGACCATCGCTGGAATTTCTCGGCTGCACAACGCCGCTGATGTCCCGCTGGACAACATGCGGTATGCGGTTGTAAGCCCTGAGACTCATGCGGAACTTCTGCAGCTGTCTGAGGCCACCAGCAGTGATTTCACCACCACTCAGCTGCTCATGAACGCTCGTGAGCCGGCTATGTGGATGGGCTATCGCTGGATCATGCACACGGGACTGCCGGACGGTGTGAAGGGCTACTTCTACCACATGCAGTCGGTCGGCCATGGCATCTCTCGTGATGTGACCACTGAGGTCAACTACATCGCGCAGAAGGTTGCCTTCTTGGTCAACTCCTACATGAGCATGGGTGCCACGATCATCGACGAGCCTGGCATCATCAAGCTCAACGAAAATTAAGGAGGGATAAGAGATGGCGTTGAATCGTGAAGAACTGAGCCAGATGGCTTACACCGGAGCCGGACCGGGCAATGCGTTTTGGTTCTATACCAACAGTGATGAAGACAATGTGACCACTTCGGGCTACTTCGACGCCGCGTCGAAGGAGCTGCAGGTCGGGGATCTTATCTTCGACGTGGGCGGAGCGGGCTTTGTGGCGGTGTCTGCCATCTCTGATGGTGCGGTTACCGTAGTCACTGTGCCTAGCGTGTAAGCAGAAAGGAGCGCCCCATGGCGGTTAGCAGCCTTGAAGTAATAAACGACGGGCTCATCCGCCTTGGGGTGCCTCCTTTGGCTTCCCTTTCTGATCGGAGTGCGCAGGCGCTTGCTGCGGACTCTATTTACCGCACGACGAAAGAATCCCTTCTGGCCGAGCACCCTTGGTCGTTTGGCTTGCGTGAAGTAGAACTGCCGAAGCTGGCACTTGAGCCAGAAGAACTTCGCTCCAGCGAGTTTAATTTCGCGTACCAAGTCCCTTCTGACAGCCTGCGCATTCTTGGTTTGCAAAGCACTGACAACTTCCGGTTGGCGGGTGATCAACTTTACACCAACGATAACAAAGCGCGGCTTGTGTACATGCGCAATGTTGGCGAACAGAAGTGGCCCGCGTACTTTATAAAGCTGGTGTCTTATTCGTTTGCTGCCGCTGTCGCGATTACTTTGACTGAGCAGACGACACGAGCGCAGCTGATGGAGGAGTTGGCTGCCAGGCAACGGCGAACGGCTAGAACCGTTGATTCGTCGCAGACTCCTCCGTATGTGTTTAACCTTATGCGTATTTACACGCGGCGAACGCACAATCCATTGAGTTCTGGATGACAATTTTTACCCATACTACTGGCTTTACTCGTGGAGAAGTCGAAGCGTCTGTCTTTGACCGCTTTGATGTAGAGTTCTTTCAGTCCGCAAGTAAACGTGTAGACAACTGGTTTCCTGATGTTACAGGGGCGCTTGAGCGCCGCCCGCCGTTTGTTGCAATGGGCAAAGAGCAACCCGTAATTTTGCAGCGCCGCCCAGATGTCGTGCCTCCAGAAGTCGAATGCGGAAGGTTTTTCCTGAGAACTTTTTTGTTCCGCCGTCAGACATACTTGCTTCTTTTTCGCAAAGTGTGCGACGACGGCTGGCGGTCTATTACGCTTAGTGCGTTTCGTGTGGAAGACGACCGGGAAGTAGTCGCTCAGTTTGAAGATTTTTTTCTTGTTCATTACTCGAACGAGGCTGGGGATTTAATTACAGCGCTACAAAACGCTAATGAAGACATTCCGCCGGATTCGTTTGATGGAGATTCGCCAGAAGATTTTTCCCGGAACTTGGGGGAAGCACTGTGTTTCGCGCAGGTGGGGCCCGCAGTTTTTATTACGTCTCCGCTGTTTCCTCCGTACCGGGTGTTTATTGATGACGACGGCGATGCTCAAGTAGAGCAAGTGGCTTGGTTCGAAGAGCTAGTTGGTGAAGTTGAAGCCGAACTAGGCAGTGCCACTTGGAAAGGCAACGACACACTGTTTGAAGAACAGTTGTCTCCTGGTGACAAGTTTTTTTATAAAGGCGAAGAGTACGAAGTAGATAGCATTTCTGACGATGAGGAATTAACTTCAACCGAAGATTTTTCTACTGGTTCAGTCTCTGTAGCTGGAGAACGGATCTCAAAACCTACTGACGTGTTCGACGAAGACTGGCCCCGCCTTTGCACGTTTTACAAAGGTAGGCTTTTGCTTTTCTCCACACGGACTAAACCTGTGGGGATGTTCGCGAGTCGGCCAAATGATCCGTTTGTGATCCGTCCTGGCAGTATTTTCGATGATGCCCCTATTGAACTTGAACTGCTTACCGAAGGTGCAGAGTCGTTTCAGTGGGTCAGCTCTGGCGAGAAAATTCTTTTNGGGGGCGGCCAGTCTGAGTACATTGTTGACACACTGTCGGACGTGCCGCTAACTCCAACCTCGTTTTCCTTTTACCGCGTGGCAAACAATGGCGGGGCCTCGCTTCAGCCGTTTACGTCAGACGCCAGTACAGTGTTTAGCAACCGAGGAAGAACGCGAGTCCAGTCAGTGCAGTTTAACGACCAGAGGGCTGGGTTTGTTGCGCAGGATATCAGTTTGCTTGCGCCTCATTTGCTAAGTTCCAAGATACAGGACTTGGTATTTAGGCCAGGCACGCAGAACGACAGGGCCCCGCGGATTTTTGTTCTGACTGACGAGTTTGAGCTTCGGTCTTGTACGTTCGCTGAGCAGGAAAACGTGGTTGCCTGGAATCGCATTAGTTTTGCTGAAGGGATCGAACCCCGAGCCATTGCAACGTCGCCAGACGATTTTTTTGTCGTGCTTCGGACGCCAGATGATTCGTTTGTTTTATCAGTTCTCGACGTAGGGAACCGCGAATTTTACTTGTTGGACTTGGTGCAGACTTACACTGCTACAGATGGGGTTGTTGCTTTGTCAGAAATACACCACAACACGACAGTGGCTGTTTTGGACGGCTCGCGGTTTGTGGGGTTTTTTGATACGACCACAGAGCTTGATATCGAGGATGATGAATTTTCTGGCGACTTGATCGTTGGGGTTACCTACGAGTCCCGTTTGGAAATGCTACCGCCGGTCATACCGAACGAGGGGCGCGGGGCGTCTCTAAACCGGCGTATGCGCCTGCTTCGGGTTCTGCTTGGCATTGACGAAGCCTATGAAATGTCTGTCAACGAAGAGCCGCTGTTCGGCACCGTGGCCGAAAATGATGTTACTGGCTTTCCTAAACGAGAAGGGACGTTCGAGCGGAGGTTTTTAGGGTTTGCTGAGCGGCCTGACACTTCTATCAGCGTCACCAGCTTGTACCGTGCTAAATTACGGTCTGTAAGCAGGGAACTGCAGGTAAGCGGGTAGCGGTATGGATCCGGCAACGATGGCAACGATGTTATTCGGCGCGCGAATGGGCCTTAACCTGCTGCAAGCGCGGGAAAACCTGCGTGGGTTCCGTAGCCAGTTAGAAACCAGCGCGTTCCAAGCTGCGATTACTGAGCAGCGAGCAGTACAGCAGGGGGCGTTTGCTAGAGAAGGGCTGCAGATAGGGGCCGAACGTTCGATTCTCGGCTCAATTCTGTCTGCAGAGCAGGCGCAGACAACGGCAGCCCGACGCACTGAGTTTACTGGCCCACTGGAACGCGCTTCTATTCGTCGCTCCGCTGAGTTTGAGGAGCGTGGCCGCCGCAGCGAGCTGGCGCAGGCTATTGGGGCGCAACGGTCTACGTTTGCTTCGTTTGGCGTAGCCGGAGGGCGGACAAAGCGGCTTTCCTTGGCCCGGTCGCAGTCTGAGTTTGCACGCGAACAGCTACTGCGGACGCAGCGCACCCGTCAGTCTATACTAGTTAGTACTGAAAGAGACCGAGCGGCCCAACTGAGCGCCGACCGGGCAAGAACCGCGTCTGAGTTTGAACAGCAGGCGGCGCGCCAAGATTTACGTCGCGGAATAACAGCTTCGTTTCTGCAGCAGGGCGCAGCTATTGAGGATGCGCAGCTACAACTTGAAAGCGCCCAGTCACAAGCTAGGCAGACGTTCCGACAGCAGAGGCTGAACATTTTAGGCCAGACGCTTAATACTGCTGGCAACATCCTTACGATGGGTAGTTAAATTATGACGCGGCAAAGTTTTAGGGCGGAACAGAGAGCCCAGCCAGCAAATTTCGACGTGCAGAGTGCGCAAGCCGTGCCTCGGTTTGGGGCGCAGCCGGCGACCAATTTAGGGCTGTCAGGGGGGCCACGCCTTCAGGCACAGCAGCCTTTAGATTTTTCTGGTCTACAGCAGGTGCTGCAAGGCTGGCAGCGGCAGGCTATAGAAACTCAGCGTGAAGAAATGGCGCGTGCGGCTGCTGAGCGTGGCGCGGAAGCGCAGATGGAGCGGGGTGTCGGCGGCGTTGCAGAAACTCCAGAAGGGTTCCGTCCTATCGAGCAGCGGGCGTTTGAGGCGCAGGCGCAGGAGGTTTACAACCAACAGGTGCGAACCGATGCACTGCGTACCGCAGCTGAGCTGCAGCTGCAGAACCGCGGCAATCCAAATGCTTTTGAAGCCGCGTGGCAGGACTACCGAGAAAAAACGGTGGACACCGTGGCTCAGTCCAATGCGACCTTGGCTGCAGAGGTCGATGCTTACCTAGATAGTGTTGGTGGGCGTGGTGCTATTGCTCTAATGGAGCAGGAGCACAAGGATTCTCTGGAGCGGCAAACTGCGGACATGCTTGCTTCCTTGGATGAGGCCGCGGACGGGGCGGCCAACACCGTTCTTAACACTCCAACCGCGCAGGTTCGCGAAGAACAGATTGGTGATTTGACGTCTCAAATTAAAGAGCTCGCTGACCAAGGGCTTATTAGAGGGGCGGACGCGGCAAAGTTTGTTCGTGAGACTGAGGAGCGAATCGGCACTAACTATGTGTTGGGGCGTGCGCAGCAAGCGTTTTCCGACAACGATTTTGATGAAGTGCAGCTGCTGGTCGATGAGCTTAGGACGGGCATTCACTTTTCTGACAACCAAAAAGGGCTTCGGTTAGCTGACCAGTTCGAACGCCAGGCTGGGGCGTTGCGCGACCAGCAAAATAGCGTTGTGCTTGCTGGAGATCAGCAGGCGGTTGATGGTATGCAAGCGGCGTTGAGGTCGGCTCTTGAGCGTGGCGGGGACACTACTGGCTTGGCCGAACAGGTAGATGAGTTCTACAATCGCGCCAGAAATTCCATTGACCCGGACATTCGCACAGAAGCCGCTGAGGTGTTCAAAGGGTTTCATTATGTGCGCGAGTACCAAGAAACCCTAGACTCTATGGGAATGCCTGCTTTTAACGAATTTGAACGCTATTTAACTTCGCCAGAAGCTGAGAACCTTCCCAACAACGCCAGAAATTTTCTTTTGGATGCTGTTCGTGACTCAGAAGCAAGGATTGGCGACGCGGTAGCGCCTGGCGGGGATGTAGCGGCAGCTGGGCGGGGAAGCGTAGTCAATGAAACATGGCACGGAGCAACCGCAGAACAGCGAGTAGAAAGTGCTGAACTAGCAGCTAGGCGCACGGGCAATTCTTTAGCTGCCACGGCGTTTTACACCAGAGACCAGTTACAAGACGCAGCCTCTGCTATGAACTCTGCTGTACGGTCGGGCGATCCTTCTCGGTTAGATGAAGTATACAAACAGTTTATTGGCCCTTACCAACTAACTGGGTCTACTGCGGTTGCAGCTCGGCATATAGGAACGGTAAACGAAGAGATTGGCGGCATGCTTTTGGTCGCTAGTAACTTTGACCAGCGCCAGTTGTTTGAGTTTATGAACAGCGCTACGCAAGGGGCAAATGTAAGCCGGGGCCCGACATTGCGCGTCGGAGATTTGGACAACGATTCTCTAACTGCGGTTGATGCGCTGAGCGAAGACAACGGTGGCATGCGCACCATGATTGTCAGCGCACTTGAAAATTATGCCCGCGGGCAAATCGTTGTTAATGACCTTGCAGAAGGAGACGAGTTAGAAAGCGCTGTTAATGAACTGCTTTCCAACATTGAGGTGGCAGAGTTTAGCTCGGGGGTAGTTGTGCCGCGGCGTGAGCTGGGTGACGGGCCGAGAGAGGCGGAAGCCTCTATAGCTGCGATTGAGGAAGTGCTCGGCAGCCCCGACTTCGTTAGGTTATTTGACGACGGCGGCATTATGCGCCCGGTGCCAGTAGGGCCGGGAGAATTTGCTTTCCGAAACCGCCAGACTGGCGGACTTGTTCGTGACCCGAATGATGAAAACGGGGAGCCACTTGTTGCTAGAGTGGGAACGGATGTTTTGGAGAGCGTTATCGAGGAAGACATTGCTCAAATACAAGCAAAACAGGAGGAAGAGGCCCGAAATGCAGAACTGCGGATGGTCAATGCGCTCAACCTAGCAGAGCAGGATCGAAACCAAATACTGGGCGCAGGTACTCAGTTGGGGCTAAACGAAGATGACGTAGATGGCTTCTTCCGGGCGTTGTCGCTAAGCCCCGCACGAAACAGGTACCGTTTGCTTAGTGGTGGTATTGCGCCGGAGGTTCTTGACTCCCCCCGAGAGTTCGCTGGCACACGGGCAGGCGAAGAGCTTGCAGGGATTGTTTCGGCGTTTACCGATAACCAGAACCCGTACATGACGCAAGCCAGAGCGATTGTGTCGCAGCTGACAGAGTTGCCTAGCGGGGATGCCTTGGTTGCTGACCAGCAAGCCGTTACTGAAGCTGCAGAAGCTATTGACGCCCGCTTTGGCTCCTTCACAAACCAAGATATTGGGCGAATCGGAACGCTGATTTTGTTTTCTGAGCACATGGAAACGTACAACGGTGATCGGGCCAAAGCGCTAGCCGCTATAGCCGCCGGTGCAAATGAAGTGGACGAAGCGGTCGAGATTGGTGGCGAAGAGTGGTTTTCGCTGCTAGACGAAGAAACGCAGTCGTTTGTTGCAAAGGGCACTCGCTCCAATGGCTGAACTGAGAACAAGTTGGCTTTCTGAACAGGCGCAGTTGCACTGGGATGAAAAACAGACGCTTTTCGGACAGGTCGTGCCTGGGCGGTACGGCCCGGAGGAGCGCAACGCGGGGTGGTTCACTTCGCTGCTACAGGGGATTAGTGTAGATGGCTTTGGTCGCGCTGCTGATGGATTTTACGCAGTCCGTGACAACATTTTCGATCGAGACCAAGAAACACTAACGCCTGAAATCTACGACGAGATGATCCAAGACCCTATTTTGGGGAAACTAGACATCGAATTTCAGCCTGGGCTGACTGTACGCCAGTTCCGCAATGAAATTCGGCGGCAGAAACGCAACCAATACATGGAGACTTATAGCCGCAGTTTAGGTGGGCAGGCCAGCCGCATTGGCGGAGGTATGCTGGGGGGCCTTGTTGACCTAGAAATTTTGTCTACTATTTGGATTGGTGGCCCGCTGGCTACCGCCGCAATCCGAGCGCGGAAAACGTCGCAGGCCATGAAAATGGCGCTTGGGTCAGGGGCGCAAATTTCAATCGCGGCCACACCACTAAACGTCCTGTCTCAGCGGGCTACTTATGGGCAGGAAGATCTACTAGAGACTGCGCTAACCGCCACAACGCCGTTTTTGTTTACCCCCGCTGCTGTTGGGTTAGGGCGAGCGCTTTCCCCGCGCACTCGGCAATCTGTGGCGGAAGCCAACAAAACAGAAATACCAACACCGACTCCAGAGCCGCGGGATAACTATGTACCGCTTAACCTGCGGGAAGAGTTTGACGGGTACCCTGGCGGGGCCGAACGGTGGCTTGATGATGTCGCACAAAATTCTGAAAACGCTTTCGAGTACGGGCGTTCTATTGGGATGACCGAGGAAGCGCTGGGTGAGCTCAAGCGCGTGACGTTTGTCGAAGCAGGGCAGACCCCCGTAGGCCGAGAAGAATTTCTTGACTTAGATGCACTAGAGACGTTTGCAGCGGGCTCACGAGTAAGTCCTGATCAGCTCAGTCGCTTGAGTCGCTTGGGGCTTCGCGATGTAGCCCAGCGAGCACGTCAGGCAGAAGAAGTTAGCCCGGCACTACAAACTATTGACCAGCGGCTGGCGCAGACTCAAATCCAAGAGCGCCGCGCAGAAATACTTGCCCGCTACCCCGAATTAGAAGATGCGCTTCGTTACAGAGATTTTCAGCGAGCAGGTGGCGAGGCCGCTGTAACCGGGGTGAGTACGCGTCCCCGCGAGTTTGGCCCAGAGCCGATTCGTGGCCCGTCTACAACTTTACGCAACCAAGCTGAACAGCTTCAACGTGCTATCGAACGCGGCGAGCCTTCCGATGTGCCTCCTGAGTTTCGTGACATTGCAGAAAGCTTGACAAACGCTCTCAAGCAGCCCCCAAGGACTCGTAATGAATTTTTTCGCGATGAGGTTAAACTCTTAGATATCATCGGCAGGCTTGCGAGGGGGGAGCGCAGTGCGCAAAAACCTTTTGTGCAACAGGTTATGCGTGGCCTCCCAGAGCATGCGGAAGGTGATTACAAAGCCATGAAACGCAACGGCATTGACGGTGTGCGTAAGCGCTTTATTGAGCGCCAGCAGAGAAAAGAAAGCGACCTGCTTAGGAAACTAGGTGCGTTCGAAGAAGCCAGACTTGGGCGACGTGGGCGAAAAACTAACGAGCACCGACAGGCAGAGAAAGNAGTTAGAGACCACCAAGAGTATGTAGCTGGCTTAGTACGAGACGTTGAGCAGCGGGCGACAAAAGCGCCCCGGCAAGTATCGGTGGATGACCTTGCTGACATTTTGACTGCTTCTCGGTTCAAGCGGGCTACGCCTGGTGCAAACGAAAACCGACATTTTGGCCGAGCTCGTGGACAAGACGAACAACTGCAACGCGCCCCGGAAGGCCGAGAGCTTGGCGCAGGGGAAGTGTCAGAGGCGCGGCTGGATGAGATACAGCGGTATTTGCGGGATAATGGCGTTGATCCAGACGTAATCGACAACAATTTTACCGCCGCAGCGCGGGCAGTATCGGAGTGTAGGATTCAATGAGCGCAGCGTTACGGTGTTTACAAGAAGCCTTGACTGAGCTCAAGCGGATGGATGACCGCGAGCCAGAGAAGGCGATGCTCGTTGAAACGATGGAATCAATCATCCGCGAGCGTGATGTGTCGGACGCTGTAAAACTAGCCAAGGCGCAGCGTGAGCTTTCGACTATGCGCCAAGCATCCGCACGAAAAGCGGTGACGGAAAAGTTAAACAGAGAGCACCAAGAGCGAATTGCGTTTGAATCTGAAGGCTACAAAAGCGAGCACTTGCGGGCGTTCGTAGATAAAATTGAAGAGTCTAGTGACCCTACCATCCGAAGAGATGGGGCATCAGCGGCGTCTAGGCAAAGAACTTACGAGAAAAAATACCAAAATAAATTGCGCCCTGTCGTCGAGGATTTTTTCACGGGTACGTTTTTTAAGCGCCCCAAGGATACTCAAAACTTGTCTCGTGAACTTCTTGGGTTTGATACAGGAGACCCAATCGCGAAGCGTGCCGCTAAAATCATTAGGGAAATCAACGAAGAGCTGCGGTCCGATTTGCGGGCAGCCGGTGTTTTTGTTGATGATATGTTGAACCACAGGCCGCAGAACCGCTCACCCGGGCGGATGGCTCGTGACCCGGAGCGGTACAAAAGAGAGTTTGCTGCTTTGGTTGACCCCGAGCGGCACCCTAACCCAGAAGCAACAGCGGAAGCCGATTTTACCAAGCACATGACTCGGCACACGCTTGAGCCTGGGGACCAACCGCTAACGATGAAGCGGGAGATCCATTTTCGCGATGACGATCCTGATCGGCTGCATGCGTTTCTTGAAGAGTTTGGGGAAGCACCCCTTGTGGATCAGGTTTTGCGGCAAGTCCGTCGCCAGACCCGAGCGCTGGCGCTTGCGGAAAGTTTTGGCCCAGATCCAAGCAGTGTAGTGAAAGGGGCCATTCAGCAGTTCCAGAGAAACATTGCGGCAGAAAATTTGCCCGCCCGAACACGAGCGAAAAACGAAACAGTAGCTCGGGGCGCAATTGGGACATTCGACGCGCTGTCCGGTGCTTTGGATACCCCGCAGAACGCCCTAGGGGCGAACGTAATGTCCGGCCTGCGAGCCTTTGTGCCGGTGCTGTACCTTGGGCGGACGGTGTTCTCGATTATCGGCACTGACTCTCTTATCGCGCCCCTGCAACGGGCGACTGCAGAGGGGTTTGGCCGGGCGTTTTCTTTGCAGGCACGCGGCGCGATGGCGCTGATGAATAAAGATTTACGCACGCGCCTACAAGACTACTACAACGCTTACGAGCTGTTCATGCACTTCGGCTCGCCCAACAGCCGGTTCTCTCTTGATATGGGAGCGGAGGGCTTCGCTGCCAAAGCTCAGCAATTCTCCACTGGCATTTACCGCATGTCTGGTGCGCTTGATGTTGAGCAGGGCTTGCGGCAGATGACTTCCTACAGCTTGGGCCGGGGCATGGGCGACACCGCTAAGGTGCCTTGGAATGAGCTAGATCCTCGGCTGCAGCAGGACTTTGCCAATGGCGGCATCACGTCACGCATTTGGGATGAGGTCAACGCTAACGGGCAAGTTGACGAGTATGGGTTGTTGAATTGGAGCAACCTGTCTCGTGATACACAGACTGTACTGGGAGCATATTTCCACCGAGCGCTTGAGCAAGCAGTGCTGCGGCCCAACAATTTCACCCGTGGACTTTTGTTTGCTGGTGGTCGCCGGGGCTCGCTACCAGGGGAGCTGGCTCGCAGTTTTACTCAGCTGCTTAACTGGCCGATTGCATTCACCCAAATTGCGATGCAAAGGCAGCTAAAGAGCGGCCTGCCAGGGGCAGCCGTTTTCTCCGGGGCATTGTTTACCGGGGGGCTAGTCACAGAGCAGCTGTACGCTATATCCCGCAACGAACCTGCGTTTGAATGGACAAGCGCAACGCTTATAGAAAGAGCGGCGCGGCGTTCTGGATTGATGACGCCGGTTGGTGAGTGGATGTATGGTATGGCTACCGACAATGATTTCATGAAACCCGATCTTGGGGTATTGTATAGCACATTAGAAGACACTATGCGGCGTAGCGGGAGGCTTTCCGTCAGGCTAGCAGAAGGCGAATCAGACAAAGCGGCGATGGAAACAATGGACCTTTTCCGTGGGCTAACTCCGAACACTTGGTGGCTTGAGCAAATTTTGCTGCCTACCTACCAGAATATGCAGCAGACACTAGACCCGGAATCGGTAAGACGGCAGCGCCGTAGGTTCCGAGAAGAAGACAGGATGGGTACGCGATGAGTGTTGAACAAACTTTCGTTCTTGACGGGCCTAAAGAATTTTTCTTCCCGTTCCCTGTAAGAACGCCCAGCGCCATTGTGGTCGCGGTGCAACCCGGCGGTACGCTGCCACCTTCCGAATTTCAGGTTATTGGTGCTAGCGCTACGGCAACCGGTGTAACTATTCGTTACCCTAATGCGCCGACCGATGGTAGCACTTTGTTCATAACCCGCCGGACAGAAGTGCAACGGGTGTCTACTTTCTTAGATGACCTGTCTATTACAGCGCGAGCGCTTAATGCTGAGTTTGATAACATTTTTCAGATTATCCAGGACGGCGTACTTAACGAGTTCAAAGGCGACTGGGAATCAGACACGTTATTCCTTGTGTTAGATGTTGTCACTGGCCCCGACAATAATATTTATGTGTCGCAAGAACAGCACACTTCAGGCAGTGACTTTTTTACTGACCTTAGCGAGGGCAAATGGACGTTAATCGCGGATTTCGAGACTGGCCAGACTAACATTGATGCTGCATTACAAGCAGCAGAGGCTGCCCGAGATAAAGCCGAACAGTGGGCTGAGGAAGCTGAGGACGTTGAAGTAGAGCCTGGCGAATTTTCTGCCAAGCACTACTCACTTAAAGCTGACGCAAGCGCCGCAGCAGCTCTGCAATCAGAACAGAACGCTGCACCTGTTAATGCCATCGTTTCTGAAATTCAGACGGTAGCAGGAATCGAGTCGGACGTTGTAGCAGTAGCTTTCATACAAAGCGATGTGACCGATGTAGCAAATAATGAAGCCAACGTGACGATTGTTGCTACTGACATTGCGAACGTAAACACTACCGCAACAAACATCACCGATGTATCGACGGTAGCCGGCGCTATCGCTAATGTGGGTATCGTTGCTACTGACATTACTAACGTGAACACCGTGGCTGGTATCTCAGCAGATGTTTCTGCCGTAGCTGCTATTGATACGGACGTGAGTACAGC